ATGAGTCGCTGCCAAACCCGTGTGGGTGTAAAGTCTGTTCGCTGCAAAATCTAAAACTGCACCAGCTGGTTCAATCTCTGTATTGATTTGACTAATTACTACCGAGGTTGGACCTGCTGCTGCTGCAATAGGAGCACCGCCGAATGTAGCAGATAATTGGAATGTTCCTACACCAGCGTTTACGACGAAATAACGAGTGTTTACAACAAATGTAGAAGCTGTCCACGCTGGTCCTACTTGTGAACTAATATAAGCCTGATCACCGTTAACATATGTATGACCTGCTACGTTGAATGTAACAGGTGTTCCAAGCGTAGGAGTCCCTGTAAGGTTGTTTGAAGGGGATGTTTGTCCTAAATGGTAAACAGCTTTTTGGTTAGTACCAGCTGCGATTGGATATTGAATAGGAGGAGGAGATGCACCTTGAACGAAATCAGCTTGATCTACGTTATTAACTAAAAATTGACCAGATTGAAGAAAGTTTTGAGATGTAGTCAGGTAAATCTTCCAACCAGTCGTGGTCGGGTTGTCGATCACTTTTATTGATCGGAAAGTGTGGGGCACTAATGCAGCAACCGGGAGTTGGACAACGATCCTACCGACATAACTCGAAGCGCCCGTAGCCAAGTCGAAGTTATAAAGCAAGATCGGGTGTTGCGCGATAGTTGGAGCGGCCGAACCGATAGCAGCTCCGATGATAAAAAGTCGGTTGTTTGTCGTGCAAAACGTAAAACCGTTTGGCTGAATACCTGAATCTGTCACCACATCAATAAACTTAGTAATCGGTGCTCCTAAAACCTGCACACTATTAAAAGTTTTTTGATATATATTACCTTGAAGCGTTGTTCTTGTTTGATCGTAGGTTGTTCCTACGTTAGCTAATAATTGTGTATCTAAAAGTTTCATTTTCTACTCCTTAAACAATTGCCCAAGTTTCATTATCTCTTCGATAATTTGTTCCAACTAGCGTGTAAGAAAACTGTCTTTGAACGGTTGTACCGGGGAAAGTTCCGCTAGTATAGTTAATTTGTGTAATTCTTTGATTCTTTGTTCCAAAATCAGCATAAGTGAATGCTGCTATTCTATCATGGGAATCCAATATTTGTAACCGTAAATTGTTTACAATCCCATACTTTGTTCCTGTTTTAGTGCCGTTAATACTTCCAACAAGTTGAACACTATCAGGATCGACATTAGTAAAAGCATCTAAATTAACAGGAAGTGGAGTTTGATCGGTTGCTAATGTAACAGATACTGAGTTTGCTACAGTATTTGCCCCGAGAGTTGGAAGTTTTGCGTCAATGGATGATAATGTTAGTTCGGTTGCAACACCGGAAACATTTAAACTACCATCTAAATTTATAGCTAGGGTATTTGAACCGTCGCTAATTGCAACATTATCTTGCAACGCTGAAAGATTTCTAATATCTAGATCGGACGCTGTTACTGAAACATTTGACCCTGAAACATCAACCTTATCGGAAGCAAAAGTTAGATTTCTAATATCTAAATCAGTTGCTTTTACATTGATAGAACCATCGGAATTAATATCTAATGTATTAGTTCCATCGCTAATTGCGATATTGTCACCACCAGATGCAGAAACAACCACATTAGCATCAATACTTCCATCTGGATTAACCTTTACTAGGTTACCGGTTAATCGATCGCCTATGGCGATATCCGAAGTGGCGGCATCCAGTGTAACACCGGCCACAACTGCTGTAACCGATGCGTCAACTCTAAGCCTGTCATTTGCTTCATCAAATGACTGTTTCAATACCTGATCGGCATCTAAATTAGTGTATGGAAAATTAGGTCCGGCCATTTAAAATACCCTTTTACTAAATTATAGTTGTTAAATTAACTAGGTATCATATCTTGAGGATTAACGGGCATATTTTCAAAAGGAGCTGGTGGTTTTGGCATATTGGGTAAATTCTGAACTTCGCCAGCTGCTGTTGCTATTGGCCCACCGGGTTGATTACCCATTATATCACCCATAGGGCTTCTTTCTAGAGTTCTAGCTGGAGCCTGTCCGCCTTGTTGTGGTATACTTTGACCGGTTGGAGTGGGCGCCATCGGTTGTTCAACCGGAGGTAGGGGTTGTTCGCCAATTAAAGCTAAGAGATCGGGATCTGTATTCCTTAATAAATCAATATGTTGCTGAATATGATCCATTACCTTTTGAACTAAACTATTGTCTTTTCTAAGATCCGGGTCAGCTAAAACTGCCTTATGCTCCATAATATGGAGTCTATGAGCATCTAGAGCCGAAGCGAATACGTTCTGTCCATCCATTAATCTTTCGTTTTCGGCCTTCATTAGTAACAGTTCGTTTTGCTCTCCCTCAAACATTGAGTCCAATCTTCCGGTATTCATAACCTGAAAATATTGTTGAGGATTTTTAATTAATTGCATTTGTAAAAGCTGCTCTGCCATTTGAACTCGACCGGCTATTGTACGAGAAAGAGGATTACCGACGTCAACAACTACGCGATTAATTGCGCTAATCTGTTCGCCAGTAAACTCATGTAATTTAGAAAGGTTATTTTTTCCAACAAGAGCGATAACTTTTGGTGTTTTTGCAAAGTCCTTTAGGATATTAACAAGGGCGGTTCCTACATCTTCAATGAGCTTAACGTAACTTTGTTGAAGCCCTGACACGAACTGAAGCGACATACTTTGAACTAGCGCAAGAGCTGCACCCGATTTAAGAGACGCCTCTGGGTTTCCACGGGTAACGCTATTGACTCCTGAAATAGTTTCAGCAGTTTGAATTAACATCTCTAAAAACTTAAAAACTTCAGCTGGAGTTTGTGTGAAATTAATTGGTTCGGGCTTACTGTTACCTTCAATAATATTCATTCCAGCTTGTAAGGATGCAATTGCAATATCCGAATCTCTAGGTACGAAAAGATTTTGAACACCAAATGCGTTTTGGTTGGTCATAATTGTGCTGTAAAGCGAATTAATACCTTCTTGAATCGGGAAAACATCAAACATGGGAGTATACCCATAGGGAGTTCCCATGATAGTGGAGGGCGCTATACGGAATACCGGAATAACACGATAGGGCATTGGTGCGTCTAGAAGGACAATATCGGCATCTAGAAATAAAATATAACGCCCTTCTGGCATTGCTTCTGTTTTTTTATGAAAAAATTCATAAACAGGAACATCGTCTGTTTCGTCATTCGAAAAAACGGCTAAACGATAGACAGCGGATTGGCTTTTTGGAGGGAGTCCCTTTATTTTATCAGCCATCTCTGGATATTTAGCCATCAAATCGTAACGATTTTTAAAAGTTCTAACTAAAATCCAATCATTGTCCCAAGTTTCCTTGGTTCCGTCTACGACAACATCAAATGGAGAAAGATTTGAAAACTCAATTTCTCCTTCATAATTGAATTCACCAGTATCAGGATCAATATCATACGCTTCACCGGCTGTTGCGTTCCATTCTAGCTTAATAAACCCGGATCCTAAAACAATAGACATCTCAGTTGCATCTTTAATCGCCTTTTCAAGATGTTTTTCTCTCATGTAGTAATCTAAAACGCTATTAGCGACTGTCACTTGGGCTAGTGATTTATAGTCAGTATTAATCGCGCGAGCTTCCATTACAGGACGATTGGCTGTGATCATTGTAAAAATATGTTGAGCGATATTTCTAAAATGATTAACAGGTAAACTCACCAATTCTCCCTGTTCACCAGTAAAATTAATGCGATGACCGAAACCAAGGTCATTATCATAAGCGCCATGATACGCTCTCCACATCCTTTGTAGCTTTTCTAGGTAAGCATTCGCTCTAAGTAGATTAAAAAAGGAAGCAGCTCTATCTAACGCAACAGATGCAACGTCTTCGGGAGCCTTTGCGGCGAAATAAACATCGTCAGATGATCTATAATTTTCAGATCTTTCTTCCATATTGTCCATATTATCTCTTCCTTATATTGAAAATTCTACGATAAATATCGGTTTGATCGGATTCTTTTTGTCCTAAGATTGACTCAACGTAGTTTGTTGTTCCATAATTTACGTTTAAGTGTTGCGGATAGGGATTTTTATTGAAGTTAACATGTCTTATTAGATATTTCAAGGCTTCCACAGCATCGTAGTGGCCATCATCCGGAGAACGTGCAAATACGTTTTTATTAGTTAGACTTCGCCATTTAACATTTTTTAAATGTCTAATTAGGGTTGTACAGCGAGGGTGGATAATAATCTGTTCATTATTAAGTAAAACACGAAGTTTATTAATAGCAGCTTCATTGTCATCTTTTTTAGCTGGTTCAAAAACAACTTGGCCTGCGCTCGCTCTGGAAATTTCTTTAGTGACTATGTAATTAATATCACTAACTCTTTTAACTGGTTTCATTTCGTTAGTTAGTGGATTACTCCATAACTTACTTTCAATTTCTTGAATTTTAGAAATAAAAGACGGTAAATGAAGCTCAGAGCCTTTAATTACCAGCTCATCTTCTATAATAATTTTAGCTGCTCTAAAATCGTAGTACCCAAAAACAACAACCGTTAGATCCACGAACCCTAAATCCATTCCTACATAGGCATCAAAAAACGGAGGCTTAGGCCACTCCTTAACTATTCTAACGGCAAGCTCATCTGTCATTTCCGGAATAACGCAAGTGTTACTATCTTTGATAATCATACAGAGCAGCTCTCTTTTGGCTGCGTCTGTATTTAATCCGCCTAGCTCCTGTATAACTTCTTCAAGTTGTTCTTTCGTGATACGCGGATTATCGTAAACGGTCTTTTTGATTAAGGAGCCACGTGTTTCGGCTTCTTCGATGAACTTAATAAAGTCATGATCGGGTTCAGGTGGAGGTGTTCCAGCAAGAAGAATCTTACCCTTTGTAATAAGCGTGGTTGGTAAAAGAATGCTTTTTACAACGTTTTCAAGATCTCCACAACTTCCCGCTTCATCAACAATACAGATGTGACTATCGCCACCGCGAAGCTTTTCAGCGTGTCCTGAATCGGTGCCTGCTAATTGAATTTCAGATCCATTCGGAAAGTAATAAATAAAATCTTTGCCTCTAAATTCAGGCTTTAATTCATCCGGACAATCCGATAGAATCTTTTTTAAAAGAGGACGTATAATTGTTGTGATTTGTAACTTGGTGGGTGAAGCAAACTTGACGATGCTATTGGGAACCTTGATACACTGTTCAAGAGCAATCACACAAAGAGTATATGTTTTACCAGAACGACGTGCTAGTAACCAAGTTTGAACACGATGATTAGTGTTATAAAAAAGATGATAAAGTTCCTTTTGACAAGGATCAAGCTTCCAGCTTAATACGCCTCGTCTCCAGAGTTCTTTTTTTGCATCTTCTTTACTTATTTTGCTCATTGTCTTGTGAAGAATCTTCTAAGAGTCCCATAAGATCATTACTTTCAATAGATTTAGTATCGATCTTTATGGTTTTTGGAGCGTTTTCCAAAACAGTTATTATCTTAGAGAAGATTTCAACCTTTTTTGTTTCTTCAAGAGTTAATTCACGATCTAATGCAATGTCTCGTAGTTTGGTTAACTGCACCCTACAAATCGCTTCTTGATCGCTTGTTAAAAATTTTTCGGTTTGAACCGGTGTGTTGTTTGCGGTCTGGATAATTGGAGCGGTCGATTCGAGTAGTTTTTTTAAATGGTCGCGTTCTTCTTCTAGCTGCTTAACTTTTTTAGTTAATTGAATAATAGTTTTTTGTTGAGCTTCAGAAAAAGCTCTTATATCTGCTAGTTCTTTAGTTTCCTCAAACATGCTATTAATCGACATTAAAATTTACTCGCAGTAGGTCTAATTGCTGATGCTAATTTTAAACCAGATAGATGATTTTTAACGTCATCTATTTCTTTAGATTTTGTTTCAAATCTTTTTTCTAAATCAGAATATTTTTGTTCTAAAATTTGAAACTTTTTTTCTTTTGTTG